CACAGCTCACTGCCCGTAACGGGACGCCCCTTGCAGGGCGCCCCATCACGGGTCAGAGAACTGCATCTGACAGGGTCAGAGACAACGGATCCGCCGCCTATCGGGTTGACTTGCTGGACGTTTCGGGAGAACCCCACGGTTTGAGGCCGTGGTGTCGAATCCCGAAAATTGTCGCCAGCAGGCTGCCCATACGGGCGTGAGCCAACCTTGTGAGCGTCAGCGAATCCTCGTCCCATCAGGATCAGGTAGCGCCGAACATGTAACCCTGTCGTGCACGGTTGCTGCAAGTGAGCTGGCCGTAGCACAGAAGCTGTGAGAACACAGCGTCCTGGTTCGTTGGGCGCACGAACGGTGTCGGCTTGAACCAGACATCGCTATGTGCCACCAACTGCAAGTATTTGGTGTTCAGGAACATCATCTGACCAGCCGTAGCAGCGTTGTCGAAGGTCACGGGTGCGCCCTTGAACAGCAGGTTCTGGAACCCGCCATCGGCCACATCGGTATCAGTGTACCGAATCTGACCATCCAACAGCGCCTCGTAAGCCTCGTACAAAGCCTGCGTGGTGATGATGATTGTCGGCTGGTCATTACCAACCGACACTGAGTTGTAGACGTTTGCCATTGTGGCCTGCGTCAAAGCGCCATTCTCGTCTACTTCGGTGGACGACCACCACGAGTTGCCGGCAGCAGTCGGATCGATGTCACCAAGCGACGTGTTCGGCTTGGCAACAATGAGGTGCAGACCATTCCAGTCCTTACCGCCGTTACCGAGGCCATCAGCCCAAAACATGGTGTTCATGTTTTCGATAACGGTTTCCTGCGTCTGGAAAATCTTGCCTTCCAGCAGGTCGATAATCTGGGCTTCGCCGTTGTTCTTGGCTTCCTCCAGACCATTGATGGTCACAGTCGCTGCGTACTGCCCCCACGAATACTCAGCCGCGCTAATGCCCGTCTGTGCCGTCGTAGCGATAGTGTCAGTTCCGCTGTATGAACCAGCGGTTGAGTTTGTACCGTAAATAATCGGTACGACAATGTTCGCCCCACCACTGACCCGACGAATGGTTTGCCCATTCGTCAAAGCGTAGAACAACGGCCTTGCACTGAAGATGTTATCTGTCAGCTTCGGGATGTAGTTCTTGAGCGTGGTGGAGAGAATCTCGTCAAAGTTAGCGTTACCCGCCATTTGAGTTCTCCCTTAAAGGTTTAGGTGCCATGTTGTTTTTTAGCGAGAGCGAATGCTTCCCTCAACGAAGACGGTTTCCCCTCAGAACCCTCCGACACGACAGCACCCGACTGGGTACCGCCACCGCTCGCCACTTTCATGGCGCCGCGTTTAGCGTCGGTGATCTCTTGGTCCTTTTGGAGCTTCTCAGCCGTACCAGCCACTTCCCCGTACTTCATGTGCGTGAAAGCAGCATCCAGGTTGGGAATCCGATTCGTCAAAGCATGCCGAAACAGCTCCGACGTATCAAAATCGCCGTACTTCTTTTTGAGGCCAGAAACTTCGCGCTCTAAAGCCTGTTGCCTGTTTGTCTGCGCCTGCCGTTCCATCTGGGCTTCAAGGTGCGCTAGCCGCTTCGTCGTAGGATCCTCCTCGACACCGTCCGAATAGTTCGGTTCAGTAGCCGGTAGGGTGTCCGTTACGCCGAAAGCCGACGAAAGCGCCGCAATGGTGCCTGCTGGATCGGATTCCAAAGCCGAAGCAATCGCTTCAGCCTGTTGTAAACGCTGACGTTCTTCTGCCAGTTCCTGCGTCTTGCGGGTGTAATCCGCTTGGCGCTGGTAACCGTCTTGAAGTTCCGACAGGCTGACCTGCGACTCTGCACCATCTATCTTGACGGTGTAGGCATCCCCAGGCTCTGTCGTTGCTTCTGATGAAACTTCTGGGATGTCCGCCGAAACGGATTCCGTTGTTTCCATGTTTTCTTCGGGCACTGTCTGTCCCTTCTAGGGGAGTCCAATATGGTTGCTCCTATAACACAAATCGCGCTGTCCCACCCCGTGGGGTTACAGCGCAGGTAGTTCAAGCCCCATCTGATTTTGCAACTGCGCTAGCAGCTCGGGAGGAACCCCGCCAGTGGGAGCAAAAGCTCCTTCCAGCGGTGCCCCAGGGGGCGGCATGGGGGGTGCCGGCGCCCTGGTTAGTCCCTGATCATCGCCAGGGGGAGCGACGGGTGGGCCTTCGGGGCCTCCCGTCTGCGGTCCAGCCTGGGTTTGCATCAGGAACCGTTCAGGATCCTTAATATCGAAACCAGTCTTGAGAACGTGAACAGCCAACGCTGTCGGGTCAATAACGCTGCCTACAAGCGGACCCATAGCGTTCAGCAGCGACACAGCCTGCTGCTTACGGATCGTGTCGTTCAACGGCTGCGTTGAACCCGCCTCAACACTGAAATCGTACTCACCTACAATGTCTTCACGACTAAACGGCACAAACAGGTCCGCTGGTGCATTCGGCACACGGGCCGTCAACTCACCAGTCATGAACTGCTGCAACAACTGGATGACCCGCCGGCCAATCAAACCTATCGACAGCTCCACAATAGCAAGCTTGTCTGACGCCCTAGCATTCTGGGCATCAGCAATAATCGACGCCTCCGTCGCTGTGCGACGAATCTCAGGCATCGCACCCCTGGCGTACTCCGAGATTCCCGACACCGTGTTGATGTCATTCTCGATGATTTCGCTGTAAGCATAGATTTCAGGCGAAAGCGGTATCTGCGGCATCGGAATAATAACATCCGACAACGGCTTGTTCTCATCGACAACAGGCACCATGCGGCCATCCTCGTCCGACTCGAGGGCTTCACGGCCCTCAGGTCCAAACGAACGCTCATGGAACAAGTACTTGCGGGCATACCGTTTACGGTCGTTCATCAACTGTGAACGAGTCTTATCGAGTTCAAGCTGCAACGATTCGATAGCTTCCAAATCACCTATCGGGTAGAAGAAATCGGGAACGTCATAGTTGCGGATCATCACGAATGGTTGACCATACGCATACGGCATCGGCATCGGATCAACAAGGAACTCGTCGGTTGTTTCCCCCCACACCGACATCGTGTTCGACCGAATGTCGTAAAACTCCCAGATCGTTACCCGTTCCTCATCAAACAAGTATTCCCTGTTGTTGAGAAACTGGGCGGCATACATGGGGTTAACCCCACCATCCGAAGTCAACTTCTTCCTCACCGACGGCTTATACCGCTTATCGTTCTGCGCTTCCTCAAGGGGGCGAACAATCTTCTGGGCAATCCAGGTGAGGTCATCCATGCAGGTCGCTTCAGGATCAACATAAATGTCGAACGGGGATACCCGCTCCACGAATGGCTGATCCTCCACGACCATCATCGCTGTCTGTGGGACGTTCGCAGCCATTTCGTCATCAGTGGGGAGACCCCCAGCTAAAGCCGGTGCCTCAGCAGCAAACGAATCCACTTCCGAAATGGCCTGATCAAGCATTTCCTGCTGCTCAGCGTCCGACAGCGACATTTCCTGCTCAACAAACTTCCAACCCACCTTGATCCAGCCGTGACCAAAGATGAGGAAATCTTTCACAGCCCGACGGAACGGGGTGCGGAAATCGTGGTGACGCCACATGTGGTTCACCACGGCCTCAACAAACGCAGCCCTGTCCCCATTCTCGGATTCGTTCGCTGAAACAACAATCTTGGGGTGATTCACCGAAACTGACGGAGCAATCACATTCACCGTCGAAAACGACAGATTCACAGCAATCAAATCACGATTCGCTGCCGAGGTCTGCGGCCAATGCCGGCCACGGTACAAATCGTTCAAACGCCGCCAAGTAGAATCAAGACCCTCCTGGTCGCGCCAACGACGCGCACGATCAATGCGTTGCCGATTCTTCTCCAAGATTTCGGTACGGGTCTTACGAGCCATCAGAAATACGCCTTATCGGGTAGACGTTCAAGGTTGCGTCCATTGGCTTTCGCTTCCGCTTCCGCCTTGCGTCCCCGCTGCTCACGGGTCAAATGCTGCTCATCGGGAGGCAACCGGTTGACGACACCCCGACCCGTGTCGAAACGGATCCCTACCAGCTTCTGACGCCACTCCCAAAGCCCTTCGAGAACCAACGGTTCCAAAGGCCCCCTAAGAGATTCCGTATATGAAACGAAATCATCAAACGTGGCATCATGTGGCAGAACCGCCACAGTTACGGACGCTTAGTGTGCGGAGCTGCGTTGTGACCAGCCAGGTCAGGCTGCGGCTTCCCAGGCTGCACAGTGCCAGTAACACCATGCTGGTTGACCGGCGTGTCACGCACACCGACCTCACCGTAGCCGCCAGTCTGGCTAGCGTACTTGGGGCTGTCGAACCGCTGCTTCGGCGAGTTCGGAGCCGCAGGCTCCCAAATCGGGTTAGCCACGGTGGAATCCCCGCGTTCCATCCTGTTGTTCTTGCCTGTGCGGCCATCAACGGTTTCAGTACCGTTGGTGTGCGAAACAAACCTTGCCATCTAACACTCCTCAGTGTGGTCCCTACTTAGATCAATACGGTGTCCCACGCACCGTCGCTCCACCAATCCTCAAATCATCACCCACAGCACCAGGACGCTCCCCCAAACGGGCAAACCAGTCCACAGTCCAGTAATCATCAACCTTCTGTGCATACTCAGGGGCATGAGCGAACTTACGCATCTGATTCGCCAAAGCCAACGCAATCACCCGATCATCGTAAGGAGACCCAGACATCGACCCCCGCTCATTGCGGACAAACGTCCGCAACTCCGCAATCGTGTGACGGTCATAAATCGTCAACTCGTTGTTCCGCAACGCCATCGACAAATCGTCAATCATCAAAGGCTTCGACGTTCGAGTCGTCTTCCACCCAAACTCCTGCGACACCTTCGACGTAGCCTGATTCAACGACCGGCGACGAAACAGATTCGGATACCCCAACTGGCGCAACATCGTGATCGTCGTCAACCCATGATTATTCGACTCAACACAACACAAAGCATCCCGATACCAAAGCCCCAAAGACAACACCTCATCAGCCAACGCATCAGGCGGAATATGCCCATGCCACGACGCAACCAGCTCCCCCGTGTTCAAATCCAAAACATGGGCACACGAATAATCGCCATGACCCAAACCCTCAGCCGTATCCACCCCCATCACATAGCCATGCTGGGCATGCGGACGAACCCACACCTCCAAACTCATAGCCTGAACTCCACAGACCTAGCCGACACCCTGTGCAAATACCCCGACTCGCCAAACCGGACATGGCGTTTCATTTCCTCCAACAAATCTAAATCAAACACAGGGTTACCTGACTTAACGAATGCTTCTTCAGGTGTCGTCGGATACTCCTGGGCGAGCTGCCAAGGCAGCATCGAACTCTTCTTCTCCTCATACCAGGCCGGTCCACGATCCTCAGTCGCTGACCAAGGAAAAAACATTGATTCAAACTTGTTGGCACCAGTCGTCGCACCTACCCACAGTTCGTGAAAAAAGTTCCCTGACCCGTTAGCGGTAGACAAACCAATGATGCGTCCACCAACATCAGCGACAGGTTCTATAGACGCCCACGCTTCCTCAGCGTTGGGAAGGAACGCCCATTCGTCAACCACAACCAGCGTAGCTGACTCTCCTCGAGCAGGATCGGATGCTGAAGGCATCGAAGTAATCTGGCTACCATTAGCGAACCCCATTTTCTGCTGATGCTCAATGAGTTGCTTCGGGCCACGCTCCACCATCCATTTCGGCATGTGGGAAAACCCGTACTTGGATTTACGCAACAACAACACTGATTCACGCTCAGTGCGAGACAAATCAATAATGTTCTGATCAGGTGTAAAGAACGCCAACCAAAACTGGTGGGCGGCAACCAAAGTCGTCCACCCAATCTGACGGGCCTTCAACGACAACGAATACCTGTTCGCAGCCCACTGCTCCAAAGCCTCCGCCTGAGCAGACCGCAACTTGAACAAAATGCG